AGCCAAACAGCAAGGACACAACCCCCCAATCATTCTGGACGACTTCCTCAAAAAGTTAGTCAACCTTGAAGTACTGGAAACAGAGTCAGCAAACCCCACACAAGGGGATCAGTAGGGCGCAGCCTCGCCGAGTTACTTGTCGAGACTGGCTACTGGCCCCCATCCATCGAGTTCACTTACACAGATCTAAACACTGTGATAGATGTACTGAATAGACGCCGAAAGGATTAACGATGATCGAAATGAAATCAGAGATCAAAGGCGCGAAGCAGGCAATCATCTCGTTACGGAAAATAGATCCTGAGTATCGCAAAGACTTCAATCGTGAAGCCAAAAACATTGCAGCGCCACTTGTCGCCGACGCTAAAGCCGAATATCCAGAGATGCCTCTGTCGGGTATGGCGAAACTCTGGACAAACAATGGGCGCGAGTTGTTGCCGTGGTCAGTGAGCAAAGTCCGCTCGGGCGTCAAACTCAAAACCTCTACGCGCAAAAACGCTTCAAGCGTCATCTACATAACCCAGGCGAACCCAGCAGGCGCGATCTTTGAAGTAGCAGGAAAAGCGAACCCTGGCAAAACATTCAACAAGAACCTACGTGCCAAAAAAGGTTTCATCTTGTGGCCCACAGCAGACAAACATCTCCCAGACGTCCAGCGCGGAATAGTCAAACTTGTAGAGGACGTCATGGACAAAGTTGAGAAGGAAATGCGCTAATGGCTATCAACATCCCGATTATTACCGACTTCAACGGCAAAGGCATTGACCTCGCTAACTCGGCTATTGGAGGCTTTGGCGGTTCAGCTACCAAAGTATTCAAGAACGTCGCCAAGTTCGCAGCCATCGGCGGAGCAGCAATAGCAGCAGGTCTCGGCGCGTCAGTCAAAGCAGCTGCAGAAGACGCTCAAGGGCAAGCCGTCCTAGCAAAGACTCTCAAGAACTCATCAAACTCCACCGACGATCAAATCAGTTCCATCGAGGATCTCATCTCGTCAATGACCTTGGCTACTGGCGTCGCCGACGACGACCTCAGAAACGGTCTCGGCACACTCGTTAGAGCGACAGGAAACTCGACCAAAGCCTTTGACCTGCTCAAAAGTGCCATGGATATTAGTGCAGCGACAGGTAAGCCTCTCGAGGCAACTACTTCCGCATTAGCAAAAGGCTACCTAGGCCAGATGGGCGCGCTAAAGAAGCTCGGCGTCCCACTCGATGCAAGCATCATCAAATCCAAGGACTTCGCTGCAGCAATGGACGCTGTTAACGAAAACTTTGGAGGAAGCCAGGAAGCACTTTCTAATAGCGCGGTCGGGCGCTTTGACAGACTGAAGAACGCTTTTGGGGAGGCATCCGAAACACTTGGCACAGCACTTCTCCCAGCGTTTGAAAAGATCGTCGGCTTTGCCACAAATGTTTTGATCCCAGCGTTTGAAAAAGTTTCCGCAGTCTTCGACAAGGAAGGTCTCGGCGGAGTTCTCAAGTTGCTCGGCGACCGACTCAAGGAAGGCATCCCAATCGCCTTAGACGCGCTCAAGAACCTTCTGGTCAAGATGGGCAACTGGATCATCAACGACGGTCTCCCATTGCTCTCCGAGAAGCTCGGCATCCTCAAAGAAAAACTTTCAGCATGGATCAAAGAGTCAGGGCCAGAAGCCCTCACCGCTCTCGGCGCTTTCATCGGCGACATGATCAAATGGATCATTAACGACGGCATACCGCTCTTGATCAAAGCCACAGCAAAACTCTCAGTCGCGCTGCTGAAATGGCTCGTAGATATTGGGCCCGATCTAATCAAAGGACTCGCAGGGTTCGCCCTCGAGTTGGCAAGATCTCTCGTGACTGCTGTTCTCGGCGCGTTCTCAGACCTTGGCAAGTTCGGTCTAGAGATCGGCAAAGCCTTCGCGAACGGCATCATCTCAGTCGTAAACACTCAGCTCATAGATCGCATTAACAGGCTCCTCGAGTTCACTATTGACCCTCCAGGCCCAGGCCCAAAATTGACGATCAACCCTCCAGACATACCTCGGATCCCAATGCTCGCGGAAGGTGGCATCGTTACAGGCCCGACGCTAGCAATGATCGGCGAAGCAGGCCCCGAGGCTGTGATCCCTCTTTCTGGGCGCAATATGCCGAACATGGGAAACACTTTCAACGTGTACGTCAACGGAGGCGACCCCAATGCCATCGTCGATGCTCTACGCCGTTACAACCGCGCAAACGGCCCGATCCCAGTGACGACCTATGGCTAAGGCTTTTGAGTGGCGCGTTGATTTCTACAGCGCAGGCGCTTGGCGTACTTTGCCAACGGTTCAGACTGTCAACATTTTTCGCGGACGCCGACTACAAATTGACGACTATGCAGCCGACACAGGAACCGTCACAAGTCTTTTCCCGAGCGACTGGACGTACACCCCAAAAATGGGCGACCGTGTGCTTATCTACATTCACAAGCCAGGCATCACCGTCGGGGTTGACAACTACTCCTGCTTTTGGGGAAACATACGCGATGTAGATATTGACTACGGCCTAGTTACCAATATGGACTTGGTGACTATTAGTTGCGAAGGACTACAGGCAGACTTGGGACGCGCACAGTTGAACGCGTTCTCCCTTGTGCAAGACACAACCGATGAACAACTACTCCAAGTAGCAGCAGAAGTTGGCGTCGGCGTGGCGCAATTTTTCGGCAGGTCTATTGCCTCTGCTCAAACTTTTACGGGCAACGCTCTAGACATTGTTAACACTTTGACACGAACCGAAGAAGCGCGACTGTATGCAGGAGCATCTTCTTTTCAAGGCACAGAAAATATCTACTGGTTCGGACGAAACCAGACAGGTCTTATAGCCACCATTGACTTCAACGACGGCACAATTACACCGATGAACTCTGAACTTCTTTATGACGGCATTAGGTTCCGTTCTTCAACCGACAACTATTACAACCAGGTAACCATCACGCCTCTGTCAGTAGCTGCACAAGTTGCCTCAGATGGCACGACGCCAGTGTTCGGGTTACAGAAGAACACCGTGGACTTCTCAACAACGCAGGCAGATGATCACGCCGAGTGGCTTCTGGCTAACTTCGCTACTCGTAACAGTCAGGTCGCCGAAATTACTTTGACCGATGTTCAACAGGAACCGCTTGCTGGCCCTAACCCTTTCAACCGCCAAATGATTTCTGCGTGCGAAGTCCCAATTAACACTAAAGGAACAATCGGTTTCCGTGGCGACTCGTACAACGTGATCTATGAGGGCGTACAAATTAGCGCGACACCGCAGCAGACTCGAGTGACGTTGTATATGTCAGGGCAAGATAACAATGCATATATTGTTTTAAATAGCGATATTTACGGCAAATTAGACGAAAACAAATTAGGCTTTTAGGAGATTTATGGCTATAAAGACTTTTACTACTGGCGAAGTGTTGACCGCTTCAGACACAAACACTTACCTAGCAAACAGCGGGCTCGTATTTGTCAAGTCGCAAACAATCCCATCTAGCGCAAGCACCGCGATTACTGTCACAAATGCGTTTAGTTCAACATACGACGCTTACAAAATTACAATATTTGGGGGCAGCGCTTCAACTAACGCGCCGTTGCGTTTTGCTTTAGGGGCTTCAGCAACCGCCTATTATGGTGCATTAGTTTACGCTAGTTACGCTACGACAGTTGTTGGCGCAGCAACTATGAACAATGCTGCATATTTCCTTTATACCGGTTTTACCAATACCAACGGACAACTCACAACTATTGAAGTAAATAACCCTGCCGTCGCAAACATAACTACTATCCAAGCGCCTTTTATGGACGCTACAAACGCAGGACAATTGACTGGGTATCACGGCGTTAATACTGCATACACAGATTTTACTGTTACCCCAAACTCTGGGACTTGGACAAATAGCGTTATAACTGTTTACGGATACCGAAAGGCATAAACATGACTCGACCACTAATACAAATTGGCGACGAAGTACGCGAAATGACAGAAGAAGAATACGCCGCATTAGAAGCAACAGGTTGGAAAGAGTTCCCAGATGATTTGGCGGATTAGTTTTGTGGCGCTTTTGTTTGCGTCAATCCTTACCGCTTGCGGAGACCGAGTACGTCTTAACTGTGAGCCTCGAGTAAAGAACAAAGCACTCAGCGCGACCGTCACAGAAACAACACAAACAACAGAGACCCCACAATATGGGACAGGTGGCAAATGCTAAAGAAACCCGAGAACAGACTCACTAACGAAGAGATCAAAGCGCGTATCGTCATGATTGTCGCGTGTGGATTAACGCTTTCTTTTGTCGGCTCCGTCTTCACAATTTTGTACGGACTGCTATTTGTTTCACAGCCTGCGACAATGGCGGAACTTGACGCCCAGCAAATAAACATTCTCTCCTCGATGCTTCTCACCCTCTCGGGCGGACTCATCGGGCTACTCGCTGGAAACGGTCTCAAAGACAAGCCGAAAGACAAAAAAGATGACAACGCCTAAAGCAGCTCCGAAAAGTACAGCGATGCCGTACACAGGCAACAAAGACGCAACCGCAAACGGCAAAGCCACCCCAGGAGCCCACAAACTTCTCGACATTCTCGGCACTAAATGGGGCTTTAAGAACCTCGGGATCTACGCCTATCGTCCGATGCGCGGATCAACCATGCTTTCAGTACACGGCACGGGACGCGCTTTTGACGCTGGCTACAAACAATCCCAGCAAGAACTCGTTACAGAGATCTGCGACTGGCTCGCCGACAACCACGTCTCCCTAGGCATTGAAGAGATCCATCAGTACGTCTGGGGAACACACGGACGCGGTTTCCGCTGCAACCGTGACGGAAAGCCAGGCTGGAAAGAATGGGACGCCGAAAACAACGGAGGCCCTGGGGGCTATTGGATCCATGTAGAAGTTTCGCCGACGTTCGCCCAGAACCCTCGGCTCATTGTGCAGGCTTGGAAAAAGACGATCCCCACTTTCGTCACACCGATCGTGTAAGTTCTCTAGCGTCACCTTCTATCCCTACTACGGAGGCACTAATGGCAGGCAAAATTATTCGACCCGACGACTGGGACGAAGGCACTCTCTTTCATGCACCATTGCATCGAGAACCCGACCGTCCCACTAGCGTCCAAGGCGCTCGAGACGTTAAACACAGGCGAACATCCCAGGCGATGCTTCTGCTTATTGAGTACCGTAACCACAACCTCACCGATGAGGAAGCAGGAGCCCGATCTGGGCTTATTAGGCGTTCACGGTGCTACTGGAAGAGGTGCTCGGATCTTCGAGCTGCAGGCTATATCGTGCCTACTGGAGCCACTCGGATCGGCTCTTCAGGATCAGCACAGATGATCTGTGCAATTACCCCAGAGGGCCTCAAGGCTCTTGATTAGGAGGAATTATGTTCACTCGATCAAAGGATCGTCGTTAAGCGACTTGCGGCAGCCGTGCTTGTTATTGCCGCTTTCCACCCATCTCCAGCAAGTGCCGAGGCTCTGCCCTTCCGATGCGAATACTACGCAACGAAAGCAGTCCAACTCGGCTGGCCTAAAAAGGAGAAAAAGATGCTAAAGAAGATTATGTGGCGCGAGTCGCGTTGTCAGACAACGAGCATCAACCGCAAAGACCCGTACGGCGGATCTTTCGGACTACTACAAATAAACGGCAGTAATGTCGGCTGGGCAAAGCGTGAAGGCTTCATAAAAAGCCGAGACGACTTAACCAAAAGACACCAAAACCTCAAGGTCGGACTCGAGCTGTGGAAGCTCTACGGATGGCGACCATGGGGAACCAAATCATCCCAATAACAGAAAGAGCCCCTACATGACATTCAACTTAGACAATTACGAGCCAGTAGCGCCCAGGCTGGCGCGATGGCTAGAGAACGTCGCCAAGTCCTCAGTCGTTCCTCGAGTTATCACAACGCTCATTGCTTACGAGCCAGGCAAGTGGTGCATCTTCAAGACTGATCTCTATGAAGGCGACATACTTGTTTCGACAGGTCATGCCTACGAAGAGCACACCGAAAGAGGCGTCAATTCTACAAGTTTCATGGAGAACTGTGAAACGAGCTCGACGGGACGCGCTTTGAGTAATTATGGGATGGCAGGCTCAGACCCGTCAAAGCGCCCCTCTCGTGAAGAGATGACAAAAGTACAACGCATGACACCCAGCGACGCTCCTGAAGGCACACAACGCCCACAGGCATCACCTAACAAGCAAGCATCAGACGCGCAACTTGGGCTCATCCGCACACTTTCCAAGAAACTTGGCTTCGAGGCACACTTCCCACCAAATTTCACGAGTTACGACGCCTCCCAGGTGATCCAAGAGCTCAAAGGCAACGTCATCCCACTCGCGATCCGTGCCGAGTCTTTCGAGGATCCGTTCTAATGGGCCTCATTCAAAAAGCCATCGCCTGGGCAATCATTGTCGGCCTGATCACATTGGTCATCGAGGCCATCATTTACGAGCGCGAAGTATCAACAAAGAGCAAACAGGAAAGGCCCTTCTATGAGTGACGATCAAGTCTGGAACGCATTTATTAGCGCGATACCTGCACAAGACAAAGCACGACACGACCTAGAGAACTTCCAGGCGCGACTTCTCAAAAACGCGCTACAGGAAATCGAGGATCTAAAATTAGAGATCATCCAGCATCGCGCCGAGATCGTGCAGCTTGAGGAAGTGCTGCAGGGCTACTCGAGCCTGCTGCATGACGTAACACAAGACAGAGACCGCTTTCGCGACGACTGGAAAGCAATGACACAGGAGTTATCAAGATGGCGAAAATGACAGAAGACGATCACTACGAGATCAAGGTTTACCCAAAAGGCAACAGGGTCGTCCTCAGGTTCGTCGGCGACTGCTGGGACGTGCATAACTACGAGATGACATACAACTCGTACGTCGCCCCATTAGTGAGGCGCTACTCAAACGACTGGATGACCTGGGGCGATCGGATCACACTTACTCACGGCTATTACGTCTGGACGTGGGAACAGCGCGAACTAGACATCAAAGGCGACGGCTAAATGGTTGCCATAAGCGAAAAAGAGTTTCAAAACAAAGTCGTCGCCCTAGCCATCATGTACGGATGGCGCGTAACACACTTCAGAGCCTCACAGGTCGGCGGAAGATGGATGACTGCCATACAAGGCCACTCAGGGTTTCCCGACCTCGTTATGGCCCATGAGCACAAGGGCATTATTTACGCCGAACTGAAAACAGAGCGCGGACGCTTAGACCCAGCTCAGATCACCTGGCTACGCACACTCGACGCAGCTGGAGCCGAGGCTTACTGCTGGAGACCATCAGACATGCAATTCATTACAAACCGATTACTAGAGAAAGCTCCTACAAAATGACCATCATTCGCGCCGAACGGCCCCACATTAACTACACAATCATCAAAAACGAGACTCTCAGAAACAACTCGCTCTCATTCCGTGCTCGAGGAATACACGCCTACCTGCTATCCATGCCTGATAACTGGCGCACATCAGCACTTCAAATGTCACGCCTAGGGCAAGAAGGGCGCGACGCAATCCTCAAAGCACTCCAGGAACTAGAAGATGCAGGCTTTGTCAAGCGCACAAAAAGCCAAGACCCCAGGGGACGCTGGCATTCCGAGATGATT